TATTGCGACCTGCTTGAACAGGAAAGTCGTGAGTGGAGGAGGATCGCCCGAATGAGCGTGATCCTGAACATTATGACGGTCGCACTCGTCATTTTCCTCATCTTCTGGGACCGCCACCCATGACCACGATAGAGCGGATGGCCGCAGCCATTTCAAGCGTGAAACTATTTTCGCGCTTCAACGACTTCACAGATGACCGGTTCGAAGGCTTGCCAATCGAAATCTGCCGGTATGGACGCGAACGCGAGCCAGAGATTGTTGTTCTTGGCCACTATCCACCCGGCTACGATGAGAGGGAGGCACTCGCGGAGTGCATAGCCGAGGAGCGCGCCCTAGCCGCCCTCAAGGCGCTTCGAGAGCCGAGCGAGGGGATGATCGCAGCAGCGTGGGGGGAAATCAGCAAGGACAAGGCTAAAGCCGGCATCGCGCGTCTCGGGCCCGGCCCCGGTGCGGCTGACTGGTGGCGCGCCATGATCGACGCAGCAATCTCCGAAGCAGAGGGAGGCTCCTGACAGTGGGGAAGGCTAGGACGCAAGCGCAGAAGCTCAGGCAGAAGCGGGGGAGGCCTCGACGGGAAGATGTGCTGCGCACCGAAGACGGGCGCATCTCCCGCTCACTCGAAAGCAATGTGCTGGCGCTGGAGGCATCCACGTGGCGCAGGCGGCAGGACAATCCATCCCTCACGATAGACGAGGCCCGGAACATGGAACACGGATCAGTCATCGCCAAGTGGCTCGCCAATCATCAAGGCTTTGCAAGGGCGTATCCGAACAAGCCGAATGACCATGAGTTCACCCAGACGCACTACGACACGGCGCTGCGCTATCACGAGCTTCACAACGCCTATCTCGGCTGTATCGAAGCAAAACGGGCGCGCTCGTCGTCCGACTTCACCGGGCGAGGCGGGCACGACGGCCGTGATCCATTCGACCGCGAGTTGGAGCGCAAGAACAGGCTCATCGAAACGAGCTACAAGGATGCGCGGCGGGCTGTCCTTGAAAGCGGTCCTATGGGCATGATGGCCGTTGAAACGATCGTTCTGGAGAACCGCGAGAGCGAAAGGCTCCGGCCAGACTTGCGGGTGGCGCTTAACCGATTGGCTGTCCTCTGGAAAATGCAGCAGGCCGCTTGACAAAGCGTAGGCTTTATGGGACGAAATGCCTAGCTGGAAATCCGCCCAAAATTCACGTGCGCCGGCCTCCAAGTCTAAAATCTAGGTTTTCGATATGGCCGGTCGTCCCCGGAAGAGTGATGTTGCGCGTACTACGTCTGGTCGCATAAGCCGAAAAAAGTCTGATAAACTCTACTCCGTATACATCGCTGCGCTGGTGCGGACGGGATGGATCAAAGTTGGCCGCACTGGAAATGTTCGGTCCAGAATGCAGGCGATGGCAGTTGAGGCCGGCGAGAAGCCTGTTGTGTGCGCTGCCGTTCAATACCAAACAGAGGTGGAATCTGTTATAGCCGAGACAGTTCTGGTCCGCATTCTGAATAGCCGGGGCTACCTACGAAAGGGCCGGGAGTATTTTTCCGTTCCCTACGAAACGTTGCCTGAGTTAGTCTATCAGTTTGCGACGGTGTCTGGCGGGCATGTTGCCATTGAAAGCTTTGGCCAGCACCGAGCGCATGTCGGCGTCCCCGGCGAAGGGGTTCGCCGGCTTCTGTACGGCCATAGGACCCACGATCTGACGCCGCAGTAGTCTGCCCGCCGCTGAGCGGGCTTTTTCTTTTCAAGCATATCCCGGAGGCGAGATGGGCATACTGCGCAATCCCATTCGCTCGCCTTTGCGCTCGCCACTTTATGGGCCATTGGCAGGGAAGTGGGGAGGGGGCAGCCTCCGCCCCGACCTCTCCATCATCGCCAAATACCAGGCGCTCGGCGCACAGGCGTTCCTGCATGACTTCTCGCGGACGGACCTGACGTTCCAAGAGGCCACCGGGCAGACCCTTGCGGATGACGCGGGGGAGTCCGTTGCGCTGGCGCTGGACAGTGCACAGTGGGGCGGGAAGACGCTGGCGCAGGTGATTGCGAGTCAGCCGGAGCTATTCACAGCCGGGACATCCAACAACGCCAGCGTGGTCTATTCTGGAGGCGTAGCGACATTTACAGCGTCTGCGTCTGTACATGGTGTGCAGCAGACGGGCCTGCTCACCATCGGCAAGACCTACGAGGTCACGTTTCGGATTGTGTCGATCTCGTCTGGAACCATTCGCGGCTATGCCGGCTCCGGTGGGATCGGCCCGGATCGTACAGCCCCAGGCACCTACACGCAGCGTCTCACCGCAGCCTCAACGCAGACAGCCTCCGTCATCGCCATCGGCACGACAACCGCCGTTGTGGATCAAATCTCCTTCAAGGAAATCCCCGGCTACCACGGCATCCAATCCGGCTCCACCGGGGCAAGGCCGACACGGGCTGCGGACGGGAAGCTAACGTTCGACGGGTCGGATGATAATCTTCTCACGACATTTTTGCTTGGCAATACCGCCAACACCCTAGCGATGCGGACCATATTTGGTGCCTCTGGTGGGGGTGTGCCTCTAGGTTTCATTTCTACCGATCGGTTCTACCTTGGTCTAAATATCAGCGGGTTTCTCCGTGCTGGATATGGAACTAACGGCGACATTATCACAGGCGCACTCGACCTCCGAAATCAGCAAGGGACGGCTATTGTCACGCACGACGCCTCAAATGTCAGTCTGTACTGGAACGGGTCTCTTGTCGGATCAGCTGCTGTCGCGGGCACTCACAGTAAAACGATAGGACTACCTCTTGGTATAGGTCGTTCTGGCAGCACGGGAGCGACAGGCTCTCCGTATTTAGGCGACATGTACCAATCCGCTGCAATTCAGGCCGCCCTCACGCCGACCGAAATTGCTCAACTTTCCAGCTATTGGAACTCGCTCCCATGAACCTCCCCCGCATCGCCATCGTCACCGCAGCGGCCTACACCGATGTCAACCGCATCTGTCAGGCTATGGGCCTCGGCACGGCCTACTTCACGCGCAAGCTCTGCGCCATCGACGAGAACGCCACCCACGAGACGCCCGCCACGCACTACATGGTGCAGGACATGAGCGCTCAGGACGTGGAGGCCCCCGTCTGGCAGGGCATGGCGCAGGAGGCTGACCTTCCGCCCATTCAGGGCATCTGGGGCGAGGATGGCGTGATCTCCGCGCTCGATGCGCAGACGGCACTCAGCTTCGGCAATGTACGTGTCTACACGGCGGCCGGCGAAAGCACCCCCACAGCATGGCGCGATGGCATCCTTGCGGGTGCCGGGCTCCAGTTCGTGCCGGATGAGCCGATCTAAGGCCCCATGCCCCAAATCCCCATCCATGACGTTGTAGGGCTGAGAGAGGTTTAGAGATGGCGAATGGAACCTTCACAGGTACCGGTCAGTCCGCAACGGTCGTCGGGCGCAAGTTCGACATCGTGATGGATTTCGCTGGCACCGCTTCCGTAGATATCGAAGTCCAAACCTCGGACGGAGGCTGGGTGAAAATCCCTTCGACCGGCACGGGCATCACGGCGGATGCTGTTTTGGTTTGCGAGTTCGTCTCGCCCAAGGCACTCCGCCTCAACTGCACGGCGCACACGAACAACGTCGAGTATGACGTGACGACGGGTCCGCAGGGCTGATCCGGTGGACGATAAAGAAACCGCCAAAATCGGCCAAGGGAAGCCGGGACCGGGGCGGCCGAAGGGACTGCCGAACAAGACGACCGCCCTGCTCAAGGATGCCATTCTGCGGGCTGCTGCTGCGGCAGGCGACGGCGATATGGTCGAATACCTCACGCAGCAGGCCAAGGCGAACCCTGGGCCGTTTCTGTCTCTCCTGGGCAAGGTTCTTCCGATGCAGGTTACTGGCGCGGATGATGGGCCTATCCGAACAGTGACGCGCATCGAACTCGTGGCGCTAAAGGCCAATGGCGACCGCAACGGTTGAGCTTCCTCCGAAGCTGATCCCGGTCTTTGAAGGCGAGGCGGACGTTCGCGGCTCATGGGGCGGTCGCGGATCGGGCAAGACCCGCTCTTTCGCCAAGATGAGCGCGGTTCGCACCTTCATGTGGGACCAGGAGGGCAGGGAAGGGCTTATTCTCTGCGGCCGGCAGTTCATGAACTCTCTGGAGGACTCTTCTCTGGAAGAGATCAAGGCGGCGATCCGGTCCGAGCAATGGCTGCTGCCGTATTTCGACATAGGCGAGAAGTACATTCGTACTCGGAGCGGGCGAATTGCCTACACGTTCACCGGCTTGGATCGCAACATCGCCAGTGTGAAGTCAAAGGCCCGCATCCTGCTTGGCTGGGTGGACGAAGCGGAAGAGGTCTCGGACACGGCCTGGACCACGCTGATCCCGACACTACGCGAAGACGACAGCGAACTGTGGGTGACGTGGAACCCGAAGCGAAAAAACAGCGCCACGCACAAGCGGTTCCGTGAGGCAACGGACCCCCGTTTCAAGGTCGTGGAACTGAACTGGCGCGACAACCCGCGCTTCCCTTCGAAACTGGAGCGCGACAGGCTCCGTGATCTGGAGCAGAGGCCAGAGCAGTACGGGCATATCTGGGAAGGCGAATTCGTCAGCGTTATTGAGGGCGCTTACTATGCCCGCGATCTGGTTCTAGCGAAGAACGAAGGCCGGATAAGCCGGGTCCAGTTCGATCCGCTGATGCGGGTCAAGATTTTCTGTGACTTGGGCGGCACGGGCGCAAAGGCCGACGCCTTCACGATGTGGCCGGCGCAGTTCATCGGCAAGGAAATCAGGACGCGCGACTACTACGAGGCTCAGGGCCAGCCTCTCGCGGCGCATATCCAGTGGTTGCATTCGAAAGGGTACTCCCCGGCGCGGGCGGACATTGTTCTTCCGCACGACGGAAAGACGCAGGACCGTGTGACTGACGTTTCGTTCGAGAGCGCGTTTCAGGACGCGGGCTACGACGTGACCGTCATCAAGAACCAGGGCAAGGGTGCTGCAAAGATGCGGATTGAGGCATCGCGCCGGCTATTCCCTTCGATCTGGTTCGATGGCGAGACGACGGAAACCGGTCGGGATGCGCTCGGCTGGTATCACGAGAAAAAGTCCGACGACGAACGCAACGTCGGGCTTGGTCCCGAGCACGACTGGTCTTCTCACGGCGCGGACGCCTTCGGACTGATGTGTGTCGCCTACGAAGCCCCGTCGATTGAGCAGGAGCGCCGCCGCTACGAAGGCCGTGGCTCTCGCGGCTCTCCGTCTGCTTGGGCTGCATAAGGAAACCACATGGCCGATTATGACGATCAGCCCGCCGGGAAAGGCGGCGATGATGCCCTGTGCCGCAAGCTCAAGAACTGGTACCGGCAGGACATCTCGCATGTCGGCAAATGGCGCAAGGAAGCGCGGGAGGACTTCAAGTTCTACTCCGGCGACCAGTGGTCGGACGATGACAAGAAGGCGCTCGCCGCCAAGGCCCGTGTTCCCGTCGTGTTCAATCGGGTGTCGCCGCTGGTCAACGCCGTCGTCGGGTCGGAGATCAACAACCGCCGTGAGGTCCAGTATATTCCCCGGGAGCAGGGCGATGCCGTTGCGAACGAGGTTCTGACAGCGGCCGGCGAATGGTTCCGCGACAACACCGGGGCTGAGGACGAGGAGTCCGACGCCTTCGAGGATGCCACGATTGGCGGCATGGGCTGGACGGACACGCGCCTTGATTTTGAGAGCGACCCTGACGGCGCTCCGGTCATCGAGCGCATGGACTGCATGGAGATGGTTTGGGACAGCAATGCTGTCAAGCCGAACCTTGCCGATGCAACTCGCATGTTCCGGGTCAAGGAAATGCCCTTTTCCGCTGCGGAGGAGCTTTTCCCCGGCAAGTCAGCGGAGGAACTGAACGCGACGTGGGCGAAAACGCTCGGCGTGGATGATAGCCCGCACGATCAGGACCGTGCCGACAAGTACGACGGCTCGCAGAGCGACGACGAAAGCGAGCACAAGAAGTGCATTGTCGTTGAGGCGCGGTGGCTGGAACGACAGGTCTACTATCGCGGGCCGAACGTCGAAAACCCGGCGGAAATGAAGGAGTATGCCGAGGAACAGGTCAAGCTGATCCGCAAGCAGATGCCAGACTTCCCGGCCGTTCGGCAGACGCGCAAGGTCGTCCGCAGGGCCTTCATCGGTAAGGACATTCTCGGCGAGCCGGATCAGCCGCTTGTTCCGCCCGGTATGTTCGGCTGGGAGTGCATTACCGGCTATCGCGACAAGATGGACGCGCAGTTCTACGGCATCGTGAGGACTGCAAAAGACCCGCAGCGCTGGACGAACAAGTTCTTCAGCCAGGTCATGTTCCTGATGAACAGCCAGGCGAAGGGCGGCATTGCTGCCGAGCGCGGGGCATTCGAGAACGACATTCAGGCCGAAAAGAGTTGGGCGCAGTCGGAAGAAATCACATGGATGACGAAGGGCGCGCTCTCTGGCGAAAAGCCCAAGTTCATCCCGAAGCCGCAGGCGCAGTTCCCCGCCGGGTTCTTCACCCTGTTTCAGGAGAGCAAGGAAGAGGTCAACCAGGTCGTCGGCCTCTCGCCCGAGTTCATCGGGACGCGCGAAGTCGATCAGGCCGGGGTGCTGGAGGCTCAGCGCAAGCAGTCGTCGCTCAACCTCCTTGCCTCGCTGTTCAACTCGCTCCGGCGCTACCGGAAGCGGCAGGGGCAGACGATGCTCTTCCTCATCCAGAACCATCTCTCGGATGGCCGGCTCATTCGCATCGTTGGCGATGACAAGAAGCAGTATGTGCCGCTGACGAAGGAGAATGTCTCATCTTCGACCTACGACATTATCGTGGACGACGCTCCCACATCGCCGAACGAGAAAGAGCGTATCTGGGGCATCCTCACGCAGATGTTCCCGCTGCTCAAGGACATGATGACGCCGGATATTGCGCTGGAGATGCTGGCCTATTCGCCGCTCCCCGCCTCGATGGTGGAAAAGCTCAGGAAGAAATCTGCCGAAGCCGCGCAGGCTCCCAAGCCGCCGACGCCGGAAGAGCAGAAGATGCAGCTTGAGCAGCAGAAAGGCCAGATCGACATGGCTGGCAAGCAGGCCGATCTGCAAATGAAGCAGGAAGAGAACAAGATGGACCTCGAAATGAAGGCCATCGAACTGTTTCTAGACCAGCAGAAGGCCCAGCAGGAGCTTGAGATGGACCGGGCGAAGATGGGCATGGATATGCAGCGCCTTGCCATACAGGAACAGCAGAACGCGGTGACTCGCCAGCAGGCGAACGCCAAGCAGACATCAGCCACTCGGGGCTGATTTCGCCGCGCCAGCGTCATGGCGCTTCGGAAGGCCACGTTACGGCCAAAGGTGGAAAATGACTGTTGAGGAAAACGTCGGTGGACTTTCCGCCGAGGAGACTGCCTATTTCGAGAGCGGAGGCGAAAAGCCTCTCGTCATCGAAAATGAAACCGACAATGCCGGCAAGGTCCAGCCGGAAGCTGAGACGCAGGGGGAGCAAGGTCGCGACGACAAGGGCCGATTCGTCCCACACCAGGCACTCCATGCCGAGCGTGAGGAGCACAAGAAGACCCGCGCCGAATTGGCAGAGATGCGCCAGTTCAAGGCGGTCATGGAGGATCGTTGGAACACCCTGCTCAAGGCGACGGAAAAGCCAAAGGAGCAGGAGGACGCGCCGCCCGACCCTTCGGTTGACATCTTCGCCTATTCCAAGTGGCAGCAGGAGCAGTTCAACAAGCTACAGTCCAAGATCGCGGAGAAGGAGCAGCAGGAGACGCAGGCCCGCCAGTCGCAGGAGCGTGACCGGGCAATCTGGTCGCACTGGCAGAACAGCGTCCAGTCCTATGCCTCGCAGCAGGCCGATTTCGGTGACGCGGCGACGTTCCTGGCCGATCTGCGCGACAAGCAGCTTGCGGCGCTCGGTGTGGTGGATGGCCGGCTGAAGGACAAGGCGGCGCGTGACGCTCAGGTCAACGAGGAATTGAAAGGCATCATCCTTGCGGCCGAACAGCAGAATATCAACCCTGCCGAAGCGGTGTACCAGATCGCGCAGCAGTACGGATACCAGCCGAAGGCGGCCGATCCCGGCGGGTTGAAACTGCCTGAAAACCTCCAGAAGATCGCTCAGGCGCAGGAGCAGTCCAAGACCATCGGCACGGCTCCGGCAAGAGGCGGCGCGGATGCGTTGTCCCTCGATGCGATCATGTCCATGCCGCGCGCGGAATTCGAGACATGGATGAAGGAGCCGAAGAACAGCCGGCTCTTCGACAGATTGATGGGCGCCTAGCCCGTCCATAGCCAATCAGGGCAGGCTCTAAGCGCCCTTTCGTCGGCAGGGAACGATATCCTTGCGCCTACCCGGCAGGACAAGCCGGCTTCGCCCGCTCGCGGCGTCACAGCGCGCACCAAACCCCGAAACATTCCCCACATGAGGAACCACGAACATGGCTGTCACCAGCTATGGCGTCAACGACGCCTTGGCGATGAAGGCCTGGTCGCGGAAACTTTCGGTCGAGGTGTCCAAGGCAACCGCCATTGCGCCGCTGATCGGAAAATCCGCGAACAGCATCATCCAGATGAAAGAAGAGCTGAACAAGGACAAGGGCGATAAGGTCACCTTCGGCCTTCGCATGCAGCTCAACGGAGCCGGCGTTACCGAGAGCGAAACGCTCGAAGGCAACGAAGAGTCTCTGACCACCTATGCCGACTCGCTGTTCATCAACGAGCTGGCTCACGCTGTCCGCGTGAAGAACGAAGGCACCATCGACGTGCAGCGCGTTCCGTTCTCCCTCCGTGAGGAGGCCAAGGACGGCCTGCGCGACTGGTACGCCGACCGCCTGTCCCTGTCCTTCTTCATCCATGCTGGCGGCTATACCGCCCCGAGCATCGATTTCGAGGGATCGACCATCACCCTGTCGTCCAAGTATTGGGGTTTCAACACCCCGATTGCTCCGTCTGCCTCCCGCGTTCTGCGGGCCGGCAGCGCGGCCAACGACCAGTCGCTCATCTCTTCGAACGTCTTCACGCTCGATCTGATCGACAAGGCCGTGGAGAAGGCGAAGACTGCCAACCCGAAAATTCGCCCTGTGCGGGTCGACGGCGGCAACCACTACGTGATGTACATCCACCCCTATCAGACGACTTCGCTTCGCACGAATACGTCCACGGGCCAGTGGCTGGACATCCAGAAGGCAGCGGAGCGGCGAGGATCGGATAATCCGATCTTCTCTGGCGCTCTCGGCGTCTACAACAACGTCATCCTCCGCGAGGCGGAGCACGTTGTTCAGGGCGTTTCATCGGCGGACAGCTCGAAGGTCACGAACGTCCGTCGTGCGGTCCTTCTCGGGGCTCAGTCGTGCGTCGCTTCCTTCGGCATGAAGTTCACGCCGGAGAAGTACGACATGCGGGAAGAGCTTTTCGACTATCAGCGCGAGCTGGGCGTGTCGGTGCATACGGTGTTCGGCATGAAAAAGACGGTGTTCAACTCCGTCGATTTCGGAACCGTCGTCGTGTCCACCTACGCTGCGGCTGCGAGCTAAGGAGGCTGACATGGCTACCGGAACCGCAGGTGATAGCGGCCAGCGCTATCACACCAATCAGGTCCACCACCTCATCAAGACGGTGACCTACTCGTCTCTCGGGACGAGCAACACCGTTGAGATCGGCAGGCTTCCTCCCCGTGCCATCGTGCTCCGGGGTGGGACGTGGATTGTCACTGGCTTCAACGACACCAACGGAGACGATCTCGACGTTGGTGTGTCTGGAAGCGACGACGATCTGTTCGCTTCGGCCGTGGACATGAACACCGGGTCCGTCCTGACGGCCTTTGACGATCTGGCGGACGCCAATCGTTACAGCGCATCGGCCAGGACGGTGACGTGCAACCTCACCACAGCCGCATCCGGCGACGGATCGGCTGGAGAGGCTGTCGTCTACCTCGAATACGTCATCGCCCCGTAACCCATGTGAGGGGGCTTCGGCCCCCTCCTTTCAAAAGGAGAAAATCACATGGCAACCGGCAATATGACGCTTCACCGAAATGAGGTGATGTATGTCGAAGAGCTTGTAGTAAACGGCGTTTACGCTAACCCCGGCATCGTTTCGCTCACCGATGCGAACGCCACCATCCTTGCTGCGAATAGCGGCAAGACGCACCTGATCGCCAACGTTTCGGCAGATCGCACCTTCACGCTGCCGGCTGTCGCGGCCGGGCTCCGCTACAAGTTCGTGGCGGAAGTCGGCGCAGCCGATGGGCATGACTGGATATTCGTGGCTGCGGCTACGGCCAATCTGTTCAAGGGCGGCGTTCTGATGGTGGATACGGACGCGGGGCCGGCGACGGTCGCCGCCGTCGTGGCCGACCAGTCGGACGACGATCAGTTGCAGGTCAACCTGCCGCAGGGCGGGACGGCCATCGAGATGTATTGCGACGGCACGTACTGGATCGTGTCCGGCGTGGTGGTTTCGACCGCAGCAGCCGTGTTCAGTTGATGGACGACGATACCGACTGGACGCTCATTTCGTTTGAGCAGCCCAAGAGGGTGGACGCTCCGGCGCCCGCCCTCAAATCATGCCCCAAATGCGGCAAGGCTCTTGGCAGGGGCGGCCATTTCCATGTGAGGGCGTGCGATGGCGATCCTCGAAACGCTGGGTGAACTCGGCTTCTCGAATGCCGAGATTGTCGCCGAGATTGTCGCCGGGAAACGTGACAAGGCGACGGTGAAGGTCCGCACCTCGAAGGGATGGACCTATGAGAAATTCGCCGATGGTAACGCCGTCCGCGAATGGGCGAAGTCGCACAAGCCGGAGTGACCCATGCCGACATTTGGTGAACTCAAGGCCGAAATCGCCGACGACATTGACGATACAACGGGAGAGTACTCGGACCAGATCGAACGGGCAATCCTCGCAGCCATCCGCTACTGCGAGCGCACGACGTACTATTTCAACGAAACCCGCGATGTGACCTTTGTCACCGTGGACGGACAGGAATGGTACGATGCCACCGATAGCGCCGATATCCCGACGCTGGTCCGCATCCAGGCAGCGTGGAGCGAGGACAGCCAGGGGCAGCGATCGATATTGCGTCGCTCGCGGCCAGACGAGATCGAAACCTTGTCGGACAACAGCGCGGCAACCGGCGAGCCATACGCCTATACCTATTTCGGCCAGCGTGTCCGACTTTATCCGATCCCCGGAGCGGAAGTCTACACGATCCGGTTTCAGCTTGGCCCATACCGACTGGCGCCACTTTCCGCCGACGAGGATGAGAACGCATGGCTCACCGAAGCGTGGGACATGGTGAAGGCGCGGGCCAAATACATCTTGCAAAAGGATACGCTCAAGGACGCTGCCTTGGCGACGGAAGCGCTGGGCGATTACAGCGATCATGACGACGCATTGAAACGCGAAACGTCGCTGCGGAACGGGACGGGACGGATCGTCCCGACGTGTTTCTAGATGCCCGTCCTGCAATTCGCCGAATGGCGGCCGGATGTTGCGAACCTCAACAGCTCGTACACGGACAACATCCTGAATGTTCTGTGCGCGGACGGGTCCTATCTGCCTTTCCCTAAACTGTCGGTGGTAACGGGAGCTTTGGGCGAAGAGCCTCTTGGCGCTTTCATGGCGCGCGACCTGTCGGGGCAGATCACCATTTTCGCCGGCACGACTGACAAGCTTTGGGCGCTGAACAATACCGATCTCGATTGGGACGATGTTTCGCAGGCGGCCACGACCTATAGCGCCACGTCGGATGCAAGATGGGATTTCGGGCAATTCGGCAACTTCGTCATTGCGGTCAACCAGAACGACGATCCGCAGGTTTTCGAGCTTGGGACAGACACTGAGTTTCGGGATCTAGGCGGAAGCCCTCCACGAGCCGGCAGAGTGCGGGTGTGGGGCGACTTCGTGGCCCTGATGCAGCTCACCAGCAATCCTGACAGAGTTCAGTGGTCGGGCCTGAACGATTGCGAGTTTTGGACGCCAGGGAGCCAGAACAGCGATTACCAGGATTTCCCTGACGGCGGCGTGGTGCAGAATTCCACATCGGCCACCAACCCGCTGATCTTCCTTGAGAGAGCTATCTGGCGCGGCACGTTCGTTCCCGGCTCTGTCGAAATCTTCACCTTCAACAAGATTCATGACCAGAGGGGGGCAAAATCCGCGCTATCCGTCGCGGCGCGCGGCTCCTACGCCTTTTACGCCGATGGAGGCGGCTTTTTCCAGATCGGCGCCGATGGGAGCCTGCTCCCGATTGGTTTTGAGAAGGTAGACAGGACGGTATTCGGCACGCTAGCCGCGCCGGATGTGGCGCGCATCAGCGGCGTTGTGGACCCGTTCTATTCCCGCGTCTATTGGGCGGTCGATTACGGCGGGACAGGCCGATACGACACACTCATCATCTACGATTGGAACCTGAAACGCTGGAGCCAGGCTGAGGCCCCGATCTATCTCCACATGCCGGCAGCGACCACGGGCTATACGCTGGAGGGATTGGACGCGATTTCGGCCAGCCTCGATGATCTGCCGTTCTCTCTGGACAGCAAGGCCTGGCAGGGTGGCGCGCCGCTCCTTGCGGCATTCGATGAGCAACTCCGGCTTGGGTTCTATTCGGGTGCTCCGGCAGAGGCGACGATCTACACCTCGGAGCAGGGTGACACGGGCGGGGCCGTGACAACGGTTCGTTCGGCCTATGCCATGGTCGACACGGACCAGCTTAGGATTTCCATCGGGAGCCGATTTCGGCGCACTGATCCAGTTTCGTGGACCATTGAGGGCGAACCTTCGTCCAATACAGGCCGCATTCACAAGAAGAGCCGGGCGCGGTTCCACCGGATGAAAGTCCGCGTTCTTGAGGATGCCGAGTGGACGCATGCTCAGGGTGTTGATGTGGATGTCTTCCAGTCGGGGTTCCGATGAGAGGCGTTCTGACCTCTGATTGGCCGCTTGAGAAGCTGGCGCCTTACGGGAAGGACATAACGGCGGCGTTTCACAAGCTCGCAGAGCGCTTCCCGCACGATGCCAAGCCCGAAGCGATGTTCCGCCAGTGCATGGCCGGCGAACTGCAACTTTGGCTTGTCCTTGAAGACGAGGAGTTCCGTTCCGTGGTCCTGACCCGCGAGCAAACGAACCCGGATACAGGGTGGAAGTCGGTTCTCGTCACCTCAATGGCCGGAGAAGAGGGGACGGATGCCGCTCCGCTCATCAGCCTGATCGAGGATTGGGCGCGGGAGCGGGGTGCGGATGAAGTGACGGTGACCGGACGCATGGGCTGGAAACGCCTCTTGGCCCCACACGGCTACAGCCTCGACTTTGCCTATTATCGCAAGGAACTCTGATGGGCAGCTCAACGACGAAACAGACGACCGAGAACAAGCCCCCCGAATGGGCGAAGCCGCTGTTCGAGCAGTCGGCGGGCGTAGCTCAGTCGCTCTACAATTCCGGTTCTGGCGGCAACGTCTATCAGGGGCAGCGAGTTGCCGATCTCTCGGGCACGACACAGGGCGGTATCACCGGGGTATCGAATGCTGCGGCGTCTTGGGACATGCCTGGCTATGGCAACATGCTAGCGCAGGCTCAGCAGCCTACGTCGGCGCAGAGCAACCTTGGCGACATGGCGTCGGGCAAGAATCTGCTTGCCAATCCCTTCTTTGAGGACGCCCTTCGCGGCCAGTTGGACAAGACCGCTGCGCAGGTCCAGAGCCAGTTTTCCGGGTCCGGGAGGTACGGTTCGGGGGCGAACAACAGCGTATTGGCCGGCGAGCTGGGCAATATCCGCTCGAATGCGCTCTACAACCAGTACAACCAAGACGTTCAGAACATGCTGACCGCGAACGGCATGATCGACAATTCCAAGGCCCAGAATATCGCCAGCCAGCTCGGCATCGGCAATCAGGCCTTCCAGAACCAGCTTGCCGGCGCGAACGCGCAGATCGGGGCCGGGCAGGTCATCGACCAGAACCAGCAAGACAAGCTTTCGGCCGCTCACCAGAAGTGGAACGAGCAAGACATGCGCGAGTGGACGCGCCTTGGCCTTCTCCAGTCGGCCGCGAGCGGTTCGGCAGGGAACTACGGTACGGCAGTTACCACGGCGAAGAGCCCGATGAACCCGCTCGGTATAGCTGGCGCGGTCGGATCGGCCGTCACCAAGTCCGATGCCCGCCTGAAAGAAAACATCGTGCCAGTTGGCAGAGAAAACGGCCATGTGCTGTGGGAGTTTAACTATCGGGGCTCCCCGGGGCGGCATCGCGGCGTCATGGCGCAGATGGTCATGGATGATCGGCCGGACGCCGTGTTTATGGAGCCAGACGGCTTCTACGCCGTGGACTACGGCGCGCTTGGCCTTGAGATGGAGGCGGTTTGATGCTGGGCAATCTTCCAACTGGCAAAGGTGCTGGAGCCTTTCCGAGCGCCCCGCAGATGCCCGGCGGCGCAAGCGGCTTCATGGGCTCTCCGATCATGCAGCGTCTCATGAACGGAGCGCCGCAGGACATCCCCGGCTTTTCCATGCAGAACCCGAACTTCATGGATTTCATGAAGCAGCAGGCGCAATGGGTGACCGACAACGCCAAGGGTGGCAACCTGTTCGGCTCTCTCTCGGCTATGGGCCAGCCGCCGCAGATACAGCCGCAGCAGACCGCGCCCGGCGCTCAGGGGCCGAACCTCAATGACATTCTGATGCAACTCCGCAATCGGAGGGCCTGATGCTCGACTTCCTGTCCTTCCTGAAGCCATCCACGAACCAGCTCGCGAACCCGGCAAGCCCCCAAGGCGGGGGCCTGTTCGGCGGGTACCAGAACTTCGTCAACAGCGACCGGGGGCAGGCCTTGAACGACATGTTCACCGGCTGGGCCATGGGTTCCAATTTGCAGGAAAGCCTTGGCATGGGCGCCAAGATGATGTCGGCCGGCAAGGGGCAGCGCAAGGACGCGCAAGGCAACATCCAGTACCTCATGCAGAACGGGTATGACGAGCAGTCGGCGCGCGCCATTGCTCGCAACGGCCCCGCGCTATCCCAGGCGTTGAAGTCGATCATGGATCGGAAGGACCCGAATTACGATCTGGATCGCCGCTACAAGGAAGCGCAGATCGGCAACATTGAAAGCCAGATCAACGAGCGCAACAATCCCTCTGTCCGCGACCAGTACGGCTTGAACCCGATCTACGGCAAGGATGCTCAGGGCAATATCGTTGTTATGCAGCCGTCCAAGTCGGGCGGGCTTGTGCAGGCGCAAATCCCCGAGGGCGTAACGTTGCAGCCCGGCGTGGACCGCGTTGACCTCGGCACGGCGTGGGGCATCACAGACAGGTCAGGGCAAGTCATCAGCACCATTCCGAAGGACTTGGCGGGCGCCGAGCGAGACAAGGCAATCGGCGGAAAGCAGGGTGATGCGGCGTTCGATCTTCCTCGCGTTGAGCAGAATGCGGCCCACTCGCTTGGCGTTCTGGAGCGCATGAAGACGCATCCGGGCCGCGAAGGGTCCACCGGCTTTATCCAGGGTATCCTTCCGTCCCGCACGTCGGATCAGGTGGATTTCCAGAGCCTTGTCGATCAGACGCAGGGGCAATCGTTCCTCCAGGCATTCCAGATGCTCAAGGGCGCTGGCCAGATCACGGAAATTGAAGGCACCAAGGCCACGGACGCTATTTCCCGGCTGCGCAATCAGCGCCTCAGCGATCAGGATTATCTTAGGGCGATCAATGATCTGGAGGAAGTCATTCGGGCTGGTCTGGCGCGCGCAAAGCAGCAGGCTGGCGGCCCCGCTCCGCAAGCGGCACCACAGGGCGGGGCCGACTACAAATCGAAGTATGGGCTCGACTGATGGCTGATCTTGCTCGCATCAAGCGCAATGTCGCGAAGATGGCCGCGCAGAACGCGCCGGAAACCGATATTGACGGCTATATCGCCAGCGAAGGCGTTACGGTTGATGACGTGCGCGCGTTCAAGCCCGCAGCCGACCCGCGCGATAGCATCCTTGGCAAGATCGACGCCGGTATGCGCGGTGCGGCTGATATCCTGTCGCTGAGTTTCGCGGATGAAATAGCCGCCGGGCTCGGTACTGGCTTCGGCTACCTTGGTGACTATGAAAAGGAGCTAGCCCGCCAGCGCGGTATCGACCAGTCCGACGCTGACGAGCGCGGCGGCTATCGCCTTGCCGGGCAGATTGCCGGTGGCGTGGCGGGTGGCGCGGGCCTTGCGCGCCAGGGCTTGTCTATGGGCGCAAATGCTGCCGCTCGCGGTGCCTCACTTGGACGCGTTGCCATGGGCGGGGCAGGCGATGGTGCTATTCTCGGGGCATTGAGTGGGGCTGGCGCGGGCACGGATGCAGAGAGTCGTCTTACGGGCGCGGGCATCGGCGGTCTTGTCGGCACGGGCTTAGGTGCGGCGGCTCCCTACGTTATCGCCGGCGCATCCAAGGCCATTCAGCCCTTCACCGCCCCGATCATGGCTCGCCTCAAGCCTGACCAATATGCGCAGAAAGCGCTGATCGAGGGGATGCGCCGCTCGGGCAAGACCAATGAGGAAATCACTGCTGCGCTGCGGCAGGCCATTGACGACGGGCAGGACATGTTCACCATCGCGGATGCCATGGGGAATTCCGGCCAGCGGATGCTATCCACGGTCGCGCGCAACCCGCATGAAGGGCGGCAAGCCGTCATCGAGGCCTTGCAGGCGCGCCAGATGGACCAGAGCAATCGCCTGTCGAATGCACTGGCAGAGGGCTTCGGCGCCCCCGATACAGCGGCGGCTCGGGCTGCGAAACTCACGGCAGGCCGCAGCGCAGCGGCCAATGCCAACTATGAAGCCGCGCGGCAGGGGGCGGGGGCGGTTGATGTCTCTGGCGCCCTCCGCGAAATCGATGACATCTTGCAACCGGGCGTCAACGCTATCGTGCGCCCGCAGTCTGGTATTGCAGATGACAGCCTGGAAAGCGTCGTTCGCCGCGCTCAGGGGCTTCTCACCGATGGCAAGTCGGTCAACACCAATTTTACGTCTGTCCTCCGGGCGAAGCAGGACATTCAAGACCTGATTGGGGCCGCCCAGCGGCAAGGGCGCAATAATCAGGTCAAGTTCCTGTCTCAGATCAGCGGCAAGCTTGACGAGTCGCTTTCCAGCGCCTCTCCGGGGTACAGAGCCGCCAATGACACGTTCCGCGCGCAGAGCCGAGAGATTGATGCCGTCGACCTCGGGACGCAGGCCGCAAGCGGGCGGACAAGGGCGGCAGACAACATCCGGCAATTCCAGTCCATGCCGGCCGGTGAGCAGGCCGCATTCCGGGCGGGTTATGCCGATCCCATGATTGCCCGCGTGGAATCGTCCTCTCTCTCGCCGACCACAAATCGCGCTCGTCCGCTCATCACCAAAAAGACTGGGCAGGAATTCCCGGCTTTCGCCGCACCAGGCAAGGGTGAGCAAATGGGCCGCCGCATTGCCCGCGAACAGCGCATGTTCGACACGTCCAATGCCGCGCTTGGCGGCTCGAAGTCGGCGGACAATCTTGCCGACGCCATCGACCTAAACCAGTTCGACCCCGGCGTTATGAGCAGCCTTTTCCGGGGAGACATTAAGGGCATTGCCCTCGGGATGGTGGCGAAGGCGCTGAATGAGGGCAAGGGGCTTCCACCTCGCGTCATCACGCAGCTTGGCAAGTCGCTTATGGAGACCGACCCGGTTGCGGCTCAAAAGCTTCTCACGGCCGGGACGAACACGGTCAACAACATGGCCCGCCAGAAAGCGGTGCTTGGCGAGGTTATGACCCTGCTAGGGGCGTCAGGTGCGGGGCGGCTTGCTGCGCCATGAGTCGGGAATTTTGTTGCCTGTGATTTCAATCGCCCAAGTGGCTAGAACGAGGCCGGAAAAGGCTCCAAGCGCCACCGAATGCCATTGGATTAGGTCAAACCAGTAGCTGGATAGCCAACCAAGCCCAACTATCGGCCAAAGAACCCACCATATGCCATTCGTCTCGCGACGTTCGTTGGGGTTGTGGTCGATTTCCTTCAACGGCTATTGCCCGCAAACTCTGATTTCGCCGGCTTTTACCATCTCCGGCCACTTAGGTCCAAGGGCTTCTCTTGCGGATAAGGCCATATAGGCATTGGGGTCGCTGTCTTTGAACATCTTGATCGCGAATTGCTGGCTATGAGCGCCTGAGAACACGACAGGGCCAGGGGTGTAGGTCGTGTTCGCCGTGACCATGTTGCCGTAGATATGCCCGGTAGTCTGGTACGTCCCCGGCATCTGGTTCGCACGGACGGTGTTTTCGCTTTGGCCGCCTAGAATGACATAGCGATCATAGCCGGCCTTTAGCGTTTCGATGGCGGCCTGCTTCTGAGCGACATTGGCCGCGCCCTCTCCGCCGCAGATCGGCGCGGCACGCACTTGGACCAAGGCAGTATCAACCGAAGTTCGAACGGTGTTGGTCCCTACGCAACCTGAAATCAGCAGTGAAGCCGCAACAGCGGCAGCTTTCGACTTCATATCACCCTCCCTTTCCCCAAGGGCATCAATTCCACAACTGAGGCCTCCATGGCAATTGATCTCGCGGACTATATCCGCAGGGCCGCACAGGCTCGCGGCATCGATCCCGAAATAGCGCTCCGCGTTGCCCGCTCCGAGGGCGGCTTATCGGACCCGACGCGGCAGAGCGATGTCATGCGAGGCGGGCAGCGTGAGCCGTCATATGGGCCGTTCCAACTCCTGATCGGCGGGCAGAACGGGTTCCCGGCTGGCATGGGCAACGATGCCCTCGCTCACGGCATCGACCCGAGAACGCCGGAAGGGGCATTGAAGGGCATCGATTTCGCGCTGGACCGTGCCAAGGCGGGTGGCTGGGGGCCATGGTACGGCGCGAAGGCTCAAGGCATCACTGGAATGATGGGCATAAACGGGGGCGGGCCGATCTCATCCCAGATCGCAGCCAAGCCGTCCTCCGGTCCAATCACGCCCGGTTCGATGGCACCTCAGCTTCCGCCACCCACGGAAATCACAGACAGGCCGATTGCGGACATTCAGGCCCCAGCGCCATTGCTTCCGCCCTCTCTCGGTTCGAGCGCGTCCAACATCGCCTCCATCCTCGGAACGATGGCCCCGATGCAGCAGCAAATGCCGGAGCCTCCGCCTCCTGTCAGAGGCCCAAGCCCTGAACAGGCAATGGCGCTGGCAAACTTCCTCGAAATCCTGAAACAGCGAGTGCCGCAATATGGCTGATAGTATCTACGACTGGTCATCCACGGCCAGCAACAACGGCACGGCTGATAGCGGGATAAACTGGCAGGAAGGGCAAGCCCCCTCCACCGTGAACGACTCCGCGCGCATGATGATGAAACGGCTTGCCGACTTCGTGACGGACATCGGAGGTGGGCTGACTGCGGGCGGCTCTGCAAACGCTCTCACTCTCGCCACAGCCACGGCATTCAGCACTTATGCGGATGGGCGGGTAGTGGCCTTCAAGGCTGCGGCTGACAACACGGGTGCGGCAACCCTCAACGCCAATGGGATTGGCGCGAAGTCGCTTCGCAAGGTCACGCAGGCCGGCGAAGCCGCACTCGCATCCGGCGACATACAGCAGGACGGAATCTATCTTGTCCAGTATTCGAGCGTAGCAAATGGCGCGGCTGGCGGTTGGTTTCTAATCAATCCGACCCAAGCGATTGTCACACTTACCGGCACCGAGACGCTGACGAATAAGACCCTGACTTCCCCGGTTCTCACTACCCCACGCATCAACGACACATCAGCCGACCACAAGTACATTCTGGCTGTCTCGGAACTGGCAGCAGACCGGACGATCACCCTGCCGTTGCTGGCTGGGAACGACACATTCGTCTTCGCGGCCTTCACGCAGACGTTGACGAATAAGACGCTGACGAGCCCGACCATCAACAACCCGACAGTCACCGGCCTCGACGCGTCCGAGTCGGCGCGCGGCCTGGTGGAGTTGGCCACCACGGCCGAGGCGTCTGCTGGGACTGACACAGATAGAGCCGTCACGCCTGCGGGTTTAGCCGCAGCCATACCAATCATTGTTTCGAACATCGCCTATGGCGCGCGGGGATCGTACACCTTCGCCTACTACTCTGGCACGAGCGGACTCACCGAAGGCAGCACCATATCGGGCTCCAGCCTCCAGCCTGCCGGCTTCTGGTCGACCACCGACAGCATATCAAACGACACAAGCACGAGCGTCGAACTGACCAAGGGTGGCAGCAGCTTGACCGGCACATGGCGCATCATGAGCAGGGCAAACGTTGGCATCGGCAACACCGACATTCGCGCAGTTTCAGTTCTGAGGACGCTCTGATGGAATACCGCAATCCTCGTTATAATCGGTGGGGCTCCATCGATGTTGAAATCAACCATCCGGCTCTTGGTTGGATACCTTTCACCGCGTCTCCGGATGACCCGGAGCAGTACGGGAGGGATATCTATGAGCAGCTTCGGCAAGAAGATGTTGCTGCTTACGAGCCATCCGCGTGAGCACCGATAATACCCTTCCCGGCATAGAGGGGATTGAAAGCCCCGAAAGCGTCCGCGTCCAGCTCTTCATCAACAACCAGGCTGTCCATAGCCCGCTGGTCGACGCCGTGGCTCGGGTCGTTGAAGAATGGATGACGACTGAGGAGGGCGCGGCGCTTTCGGTCCTCGGCCGGGCGGCAAACTCGGCCGGACAGCGCGCGGACATCGTTGCCGGGGCAAATGACACGGCCTTGATGCGTCAGGCCAACGCCCTGGCTTTCGGCAAGGTGCCCAACGCAGTCCTTGCGGACGTTGGTGAAGCCACGTTCAAGATGCGCGCGTCCGGATCGGGAACGGGATCCCCGATTGACGGTACGGGCACCCAAGCAAAGACCGCTATGGGCCTCGCCACGACGACGACAGACAACGCCGTCATTCGGGCGGACGGGGCAGGGGGCAACACCCAGACCAGCCTCCTCATCGTTGATGATAGCGGCAACGTGTCGAGCTTCGGCGGGCAGATCGCTTTTCCTGCCACGCAGAACCCCTCGTCCAATGCGAACACGCTGGACGATTACGAGGAGGGAACGTGGACGCCGGGCCTCACATTCGGCGGCGGAACCACGGGCCTGACGTATACGGGGCGCTCAGGCGGGTACATCGTCATCGGCGCGTTGGTCCATGTGTGGGGCAACATCGTCATCAATGCCAAGGGCTCCTCGACGGGGCAGGCTCGGCTGACCGGCTTACCTTTTACCATCGGCAACAGCTTGGGAACTCGCGGCGCTGGCTCTGTAGGATTCTTCGGGCCAGCGACGACGCTACCTCTCGGCGTTCAGATCGGCTGGGATGGCGGCTCGAATTTCTTCTTCCTGCGCGGCTACACCGCTTCGGGCACTTCCGATGTGACGGATGCCAATTTCAACAACGGCACTGAAATCCAGTTCGCGGCTGTCTACCCGCGCATCTAACCCCCTCTCACACATAGGCAGGCACATGGACCTCAACTGCAAGTGGGCGCTTTCGCTCGCTCTCAAAAGAGCATGGCCGGCTGATGTTTGAACAGCTCGCGCCGGTCGCCGCGCCCTACGAGCCGCCGGCCGAATAATCCGACCACACCATTCAGGGCGCGCCCGTCGCCCTCCATCTCCTGTGAAAGGAAAGAACAATGGCGTTTGACGAAACGACCGTTGACGCAATCGCGTCTGAAGCCAGGCGGCAGGGGATCGATCCTGCCGCCGCCCTTGCCATCGCCGAGGTGGAATCGGGCGGTGTTGCCTTCGCCACGGTGAACGGCAAGAAGGAGCCTTTGATCCGCTTCGAGGGCCACTACTTCGACAAGCGCCTGACCAAGGCGCAACAGGCCAAGGCGCGGGCGGCGGGGCTGTCCGACCCCAAGGCCGGCGCGGTGAAGAACCCGGTCAAGCAGGCCGACCGCTGGAAGGTGCTGAACCGCGCCATCGAGATCAACGCCGGCGCGGCCTTTGAAAGCTGCTCATGGGGCATCGGCCAGGTCATGGGCTCGCATTGGAAGTGGCTCGGCTTCGGCTCGGTCACGGAACTGGTGAACCTGTGCCGACGCGATGTCGCCGGACAGGCGGACGTGATGTTCCGCTTCATCGACAAATCGGGGCTCGGCAAGGCGCTGGCGGCCAAGGACTGGAAGGCGTTCGCTCGCGGCTACAACGGCCCGGCCTATGCCAAGAACGCCTACGACACGAAGATGGCGGCGGCGTACAAGAGGTGGGCCGTGAAGCTGTCGAAGGGGCCAGAGGAAATCACATCGCCGCTGCCCATACCGGAACCGCGCCCCCCGGCTATCTACACGGACAAGCCTACGGTCATGACCGTGCAAACCCGCCTGAAGGAACTCGGCTATACCGAGGTCGGCGGGATAGACGGCAGGATCGGCACGATGACCAAGGCCGCGATCCTGGCGTTCCGTTCGGACAACGGGCTGGAACTGGTCGACCACATCGACGCCAACCTGATCGAAAGCCTTGCTCGGGCCAAGCCGCGCGTCATCGCCCCGGAGCGAAAGGAAGCGCCCCCGGCCGTGGTGCGTGAGAAGGTGCCGGAGGTCAAGGCAAACTGGATGACGAAGATGTTTGCCTTCGTCGTCGGCATTCCGTCCTTCCTGCTCTCCCTTGGCGACGGCATCCTGTCCTATCTCGATGTTGCGGTCGGATACCTCCAGCCGGTGAAAGACATGCTCACCGACGTGCCGCTGTGGGTGTGGGCGCTCGCGATCGTCGGCGGCTCCATCGTGCTGTGGCGGATCGGCAGCAAGGGCGAGAAGGCCGGGAACGAGGCCTATCAGACGGGGGCTCGGCGCTGATGGAACCGAATCCTATCCCGCTATTCGGCTTGCCTGTCGGCCCATGGCACGATCATTTCGCATGGTGGCCCGTCCGAACCTATGACGGCCAACTTGCATGGTTCCGTTGGGTCCGCCGTCGTTCAATCCAGAAGCACTACTACCTGTTCGGTGGGTCGGATCGTTGGTGGCAGTATCACTGTGAGCGCGCCCAATGACCAACCTCCTCCTAGATCTCATCCCCACATGGGTATGGCTCATCGTCGCTGCGGCTGGCTTGTTCGGTGCATGGCGCTACCTCGGCACAAAGGGCGCGCTTGCCCTACTGGCGGCTATCGTGACGGCAGGAGCCTATCGCCATGGCCGAAAGGAGCGCGAGCATGAGGAAGC